GTGTAGACTAAATCTATTTCACGCATATATTTTGGAATAGTCAATTCATTGAGATATGGTCGTAATTCTCTACAAACACTAAATACATTATCGTCTCCCATCAAAATGAGTCTAACATTTTGACAAAAATCATCTGTAGATAAGCCAATATCATATTCATCAACTACTCTATAGTAACAATATCCAAATGCAATTGCATTATATACACAATTAATCAAGGTTGTAAGAGGATTACCACTAGGCATAGACCCTTTCCATTGCACTACTTCATCACCTACCACATGACGTGAGCGTGATATTTCTTTAAAAAGATTCCTCCTTAATTGATTATCCTCCTCTAGAGCATTTGGATAATAATATTGATTTATTTTAGATACAATGATGTCATGGATCATAGAATTATGTGTACAATCAAAACCCGAATAGTCTCCAGCACCCACAGTAGCTTTGTCATCTTTGTCAAAAGCTCCCAAGTGTCTAGCTACCAAATTCCATTCTTCTGAATAAGGATTTAAGCCGATAGCACTCCAATTATTAATTCTATTTTTCTTATAATGTACATCAAAATGTCCAAAATACATACGACAAATCACTAACAAATTGAAAGGACATGCTGAGAATAATCTAGTCTTGCCCTCATCAACCTTAGAATGTGACCGACGTTCGTCTTTTAGAGTATCAACATAAAAGTAATCGAGTCTAATACCTTTTTTCAATAAGCAAATATCATTTTCAATGACAGTGCAGAAATCTTTGAAATTTTCATCATATTCCTTATCACCGTCTTTTCTAGGAAAAAGTTTTTTCTTGACATTCCTTTCCTTCGATAAATTCATAGGCCATCCTGGACTCGTTGATGGATTGATTCCAAGTAGACCGGTTGTTGTCTTACTTCCATATAGAGCCTCCTCAATAGTATATATTCTTTCAGCTTCAAAGAATACAGACTCATTGGTATGATAACCAAAATATTGATCTGCCACGTCATTTAATATCATCTTTTGATGAGGTGTAAACTCACTATGTTTGATATCATATTTAGCATACGCTACATCAACAGGATTAACTAACTGATCTTGTTTGTTAATGAAGGGTTTTAACTTAGCTGGTGCCGTTGTAGATTTAATTGTAACATTGAACAGAGGACTCTTACATATCTCTGTTTTATCACAATAAGTAGGAGTTTCCAATGGAGTGAGCTTTCTAATGACATCCAGATGCTTAAATTTCTTAAACAATCTGCCTTCCATCTCGATATCATCATATCCAAGATCTTTTCTAGCGAATTCTATCTCACTAATTATCTCCTCTCTGAAGAAGGCTGATGAGAATCCTCTTCCCGTAGAGGGTGATCCTGCTGTATGCATACCATAAATTTTTTCTTTAGGTTCCTTACTATTCATTCTCACAAATACAGAACCACAGTCACCCTTGGAAGTTTGAGCAACATACGTATAATATTCTCTTACTTGCCAATCTAATTCCCATTCTTCATTCTTAACTGTTATAGCTTTATCTGAATATCGTGCCAAAAAATGGGAAACACCATCAGGAGCTACAAGAGCAGCTGTAATGTTACTAGTATATTCTGGCAAGTTGTCCTTGGAAACAATATATTCTACACTACTCTTGCAAACTGGGAAATCAGGGAGAATTACAATCACTAAATCTCTATCCAATAAACTCCCAGGTGTATGACCTGCTACTACATCAGCAAATGTATAATCAACAAATATCTTATTGTTTTTGCGTGTGGTACGTGAAAATCGTATAATTTCATCTTTGCATTTTTCGTCATTTAGTGTATTAAATACAATTTGGCCGATGAAATGGTATGGCATAAGCAATGCACCATTCTCTAAGTATAATGCATGTCCTTGTGGAACAGTTTTTCCATCAGACTGTATTATACTCAAAGTCCATTGACAGGATGAACATATAGACTTAGCAACATTTAGACCATTAACGTCATTGCCCATCTGGGGTTTAACAACAGGTT